TTTATTGAAAGAAATTTCTAAGAATTCATCAATTGAAAGATTAAAAGAAGAATTACAGCAGGAAAATCTTTCTGTTCGTGACAAACTTGCAATCAGGCAGCAGATTGCTGATGAAGAAGCCCGTATCCAACAACTTGCGTTAGATGCAACTTTAGCCTATACAGTAAACACTTACAAAAAAGCAACAGTTGCACGTAAGCTTGAAATAAAGAAAGAACACGCCGACGCTCTAGCAGCTCATCGTGTATCACTTGATAAGGAGTATCAAGAGAAATGGGCAGCAGCTCAGGGTGATGCAAAAGAGCGTCGTAGATTAACAAATCAACATAAAAAAGATGTGTTTAAAAATATTCAGTTGGAACGAGAAGCAAGGGCCCAAGTTTTTAAACTTGAAGAGTCTGAATCTCACCAACAGTATAAGAATGTTCAAAAACATATTGATAATTTCAAGAAAGATAAATCTTTTAAAAATGGATTAAAGATAGCTGTTAGTGTTGGTCAACTTAATATTGATTCTTTGAAAAAGATGGCTGAAGAATCAAAAAAAGCATATCAAGATTCAAAAAAAGAAACTGAAAGAAGAGCACAAGACCTTGAGGATTTAAAGGCACAAGGTTTCGGCGAACACACTGACGAGTACAAGGAAGCATTAGCAGCTTACGAACAATCCAGAATGGATGAAAATAATGCTGCATTAAAGAAAGTTCTAGAAGATGAATTATCAAAAGTTGCAGATGCTCTGATGACTTCATTTGCCGAAGTTGAGAGTATGATAACTGATTACAAAGGCCATGTTGATGCTCGTCTTCAAGGTTCAGATAAATCATATAATAAGATAAATGATTTGATTTCATCAAATCTATCAACAAGTCCTTTTGTTAAAACACAGAAAGTTCTTGAAAATATGAGAGAACTTGTTGATAAAGGTGTTGCTTACAATGTGGAGCAACGAGCCTTTTTACAGACTGTTAGTGATAAGATTGCTAACACATTTGATGCATTTGATGCTAACCTATTAAGACTTATTAGATTACAACAAGCAGATACAACCGCAGCTCGTTTAGGAATGGAAGCAAGTTTGACTAAATTCCTAAACGGAATGTTCCAAGACACCAGCTATCTATCGGATGTATATGATAGTGTATCTGCAGCAATAATTGATGCAAATGCAACAATGACTCGTAATATGTCAGCTGAATTTGAATATATTGTTCAAAAATGGTTAGGTGCTCTAAGTTCAGTTGGTATGTCATCTGAAACTATAAATCAGATTGCTACAGGTATCAATTATCTTGCAACAGGCGATGTTCAAAGTCTTGCAAGTAATACTCAACTACAAACATTATTTGCAATGAGTGCTTCAAATGCAGGATTAAGTTATTCAGATTTATTATTGAAGGGACTAGACTCTTCAAGCACAAATAAATTACTTGAAAGTATGGTTTCATACTTAAAACAGATTGCAGAAAATTCAGATAATCAAGTTGTAAGAGCAGCTTATGGTGATATATTTAACTTGTCAATGTCTGATATGAAAGCTATAAGTAACTTGTCTTCAGGTGATATTTCAAGTATTGCAGGTAACAAGTTATCTTACGGTGGTATGCAATCTGAACTAACAAATCAGTTTGCACAGTTGCTCACAAGAACAAGCCTCACTGAAATGATGAGCAATGTTTACAATAATGCAGTATTTGGCGTTGCAGAAGATTTGATATCAAATCCTGTTTCTTATGCAATGTATAAGATGCTGAATTATATGCGTGAGCAAGAAGTTGATATAAATATCCCGTTCATCAATGCTATGGGATTCGGTCTTGACTTGAATGCAAGTGTTGGTGACTTAATGAATATGGGGCTCCAGATTGGTGGAGCAATGTCTCTTATTAGTAATATTCTTAGCGGTTTAGGCTCAATGGGTGGTTTAAATCTTAATGCTTGGGAAGCGCAAGAATATACAAAACGTGGTTCAGGAATGTCATTCTCAATGGGTGGTGTTCAGGGTGGAACTTCAGGTAGTACTTACATATCAACAAGTAACAGTACTGATATGAAGAACTCTACATTGAATAGTTCAACAGATGACGCTGAAGAGACAAAAGAGATAACAAATAAAAATACAAAGTCTGAGCATACTTTTGATGATTTTTATAAAGTTACCGTTACAGGTTCAGAAGGCTCAGGTTATATCAGAACATTTGACTCAAATCTTGCAGTTGTTTTCGGAACTGAATCATTAAGAATTGATGATAAACTTAAGGTATATGATTATCATCTTGATGATTACAGATATGCAGACGGTACTTTAGGTGTATATGATAAATCAATTGACAAGTATAAATATAGCTTAGGCAGTGTATATAAACTTGGAGTTGTTGATTCAGGACTTGCTGAAATATTCAATAAGTTTAAGTTTAATACTGAAGAAGAGTTAAAAGTACATGATGAAGGTATCTTAAGTTTACCTTCCGCTGATAACATTGCTTCAAAGATTGCAGATAAGCAGTTAAAAGTAGTACCAAACAATACAACAACAATAACAACAGCAATTAGTACTGCTGCTGCTACTATAAAAGCAGCATCAAGTTCAGTTACTATTACTGGTGCTCCCAAAGTCACATTAGATAAAGCAACTTTAGTTACAGCATTCAAAGAAGCACTTGGTCATAAAGAAGGCACAAAGACTGATGCAGATTATAAAACAATTTCTGATTTATATAAATTGTTGATTGGAACTGTTGAAGATGAACAGGCACATGTAAGAATTCAAAATGAAGATGGTCAAAGACTACAAGTTGACACTGAAACAGGTGGTACTGCAATGTATGCTTTGAATCCGGCTAATCTTAAGTGGTAAGGAGTGATTTAATGAAACAAGAGTTTTTTAAAACAACACTTATTTCAAAATTTATAAAACAGCTACTTGCAAAAACTCCATTACCAGTATACAAGCTCATATATGATAATGATGAGATGGTTGCGGGTTGTTTATATACTTACAAAGATAAAGTTTTAAGATGTACTAAGAGTGGTAGATTTACTGGTGTTCGTGGCACAGTTAATAAACTTGATTACCTCACTGTTCAAGAACCTTTGTTCGTGAATGAAGGAAACATGAATGTTTACACTTTTAACGAAAATAAGAATGAATTCCAGTTTGAGGAAGTACCATTTGCAGTCACAGATGATGTTGTAAGTATTCAATTATATACTCCTGCAGAGTTTGAAGTTGTTTCAAGATTTGTACCTGATACATATGTGCCGGGCATAACTCAAAATTACATATCAAATATGAGTTATTATGATGAAGATACACATCGTAAGTTAGGTGAATATTTAAGATATATAAAGAATATGTATGACTTAAATCTAATGCCACTTTATAATTGTTTTACATATAAGCTTGTGGATAATTTAACACTAGATGTAAATTCTGAGAATAATTTAACTCAAACATCGAACACAAAATATAAAACATTTCTTATTCCTATTAAGTTTGATAAAACATATACAATCGCGCTTGATAGTGATTTTCCTGTAATGATGAAAGCTGTTTTTTATAATAATAGACTTGTAAAAGATAGAGACAATCAGTTCTATCTGTCAAACTATCTTGATGAGAGTATTATTGTTCATAATAATACACAGTTTTCAAGACCTTTTACATACGTATTACCAAATACAAAAGCAGTCGATAGTTCAGGTAAGTCTTGTTATCAAATGCTGCATAACTATGAAAAATATCTCTATCTTGCAATACAAATTAGTGCAGATAATGATTCTTCTCTTGTAGTTCTTGAAGGTGATTACTCGAGGAACGGAACAAGTTCTATAACTGATGTTTATGGCTTAAGAAGAGATGTGAATACAACTGATGCAATTTCTGCAATGTTAACAAGTAGATTAAGTTTACTTGATAAAAATGATGGTATTCATCATCCTTTTGCAGATAAGCTAATCCAATACTTGCTTCGTAACACAATTGACACAAGAGAAGATATTGATGACAATGTTGCTAATGTTGAAAAAGCAGTTGGATATATGCCTGAGTATCAAGGAATGTGGGATGATAATCTTCGCTATCTATTGTTCTTTAATTATATGAAATTAACGAACAGAGAAGAATTGAATTTTCTTGATATACTAGGCTATGTGGATAGTGATATTGAGGAAGCTGTTAGAAAGGGGTATATAGATGCCAACACCTCCAGTATTTAGAATGATAGATAACTATATCTATCTATATCATTTAGATGAGTTTATAGTTATTCCTTCATTTCCTGATAGCTTAAATGACCAGATGTCAGTGACATATAATAGTAGTACCCCGATGTCAAGAAGTGCTCCTATTTATTCATACAGTCATTCTGGTCCTAGAAGTTTACAAATAAATCTTGATTTACATAGAGATATGATGAAACAGATAAACTGGCAAGTAAGTAATGCAACTGTTGCTACAGGTGACGATTATGTCGACACACTTATAAAATTAGTTCAGGCAGCTGCTTTACCTACATATGGTGCATCTGAAAAGATGGTAGACCCTCCGATGGTTGCCGTTAGATTTGGTAACGATGTTTTCATAAAAGGTGTTGTGACAGGAACTGTTGGAGTAACTTATCAGCTTCCGTTACTAGAAAATGAAAAGTATGCTCATGTTTCTGTTTCATTCAATGTGGAAGAAATTGACCCATATGATGCACAAACTGTTTTTGCAGCAGGTAGCTTTAGAGGTGTCGATACAACTCTCGAAAGAACATATTGGAGGGCCTAATGATGGATGCATTGTCTAAGAAACAATATAAGAATTATGACAGAGTATCAAGGTACTCTGTTTTTCCGTATTACTATAATAGGTTTGATGATAAGTATATCTACGGTACTACTGCACATTTAAATACTGATGGCAAGTCATATGTTAACCATAAAGTTGTGCCCGGAGATACTTTTGATACTTTGGCGCTGCATTATTATAATAATCCTACTTATTACTGGGTAATTGCTGATTTTAACAAAGTGCAAGACCCTTTTGTGACGCCTGTAGAGGGTAGTATCTTAAAGATACCTACATTTAGTAATATTGAATTTAATTTATAAGGAGTGAAACATAGTGGCAACAAAAGCAAATCTTGTTAGTGTCCCTACTCTTGTTGAATCTCCATTTATAATTGCCACTATTGGTGGTTATACTTTCGGTTCTTATGCAGCCAAAGGTTCTTCAAATGCGTATGGTGCAGCTGTTAAAGTTACATATCCAAATTTCATGGATAGTATTCAGATTGTGAAAGTTAATGGCACAGTTAATACATATACTTTGAATTTTTCATATCAAGTTAGAGCGGGAGAAGACCCAAACCTACTTGACAAGATATTTAGTACTGCAACAAATGATAGGCAAATTATATTGCAGTATGGTGACTGGAACTCTCCTACATATATTTATAAAGAAGAAAAGTGTATTATTACAAACATAACAAGTAATCTTGATATGAACAATTCTTGTATCAAATACACATTAAACTGTACAAGCGATGCTATTGGTTTAGCATCATTATCGTATAATTTTCCTGCTAGAGAAGCAAAACCCAGTGATGTATTGAAAGAGATGCTTAATAGTCCTAAGTATGGACTCAAGCAAGTTTTCACAGGAATGAGAACACAAGAGATAACAAGTTTGATTGCTTCCAATGATAAGAAAGTACAGTTGTTAGCTCAAAATGGTGTAACTCCATTAGCATATATGAATTACCTTGTTAGTTCAATGGTAAGTTACAATAATACCACAACAACTCCAATTCAATCTTCAGGCTACTACTTGACAATACATGATGATTGGAGTAATAATTATGGTGGAACTTATTTCAAAGTCACTGAAGTTTGTGCTAATGCAAGTACGAAAGCAACAATGGGTACTTATGAACTTGATGTTAACTACCCAGATGATAATTTCGTAACACAGTTCTCGCTTAACAATGACCAATCATGGGCAATACTATATGATTATTCACAAAAGATTGGTCAGGAAGAATACACTTATTATATTGATGATGAAGGTCGAGTTATAACTGAATATGTTCCTTCGTTGGTTAGGTCAGATAATAATTCATTTTCAAATGCAAAGAGCTCATGGTGGACCAAGATGACACAGTTTCCCATTCAAGCTACATTGACAATTAAAGGATTGACAAGACCTTCGATACTTATGACATATGTTAAGTTAAATGTGTGGTTTGCAGGTGGGCAGAAACATATTTCAAGCGGTCTATATATAATTACCAAGCAAGTAGATTCAATTAGTGCTGCGGGATATAAGACCACTTTAACATTATTGAGGGTAGGCGGTGACATTTAATGCTAGAAAGGGCAATCATTGAGCAAAAAGTTGATGATTATCATTATAGAGTTAGGGTACCTTCTTTTAATAAATCATTAGCTGCAGTTGGTGCAACACCGGAAAAAGAATTGTACGTTGCAACTTTATCAGTAACTCCGGGTGTAGCACCAAAATTTAAACCAGGTACCGCCGTTTGTGTATCATTTGAAAGTAATGATTTAAGTTCTCCTGTTATTGTAGGATTATTATTTAACAACACTTTTAGAAAAACAGAAGCAGATGCTATGTTTGCAAGTTTGGATGTATCAGTGAATACAACTTTGTCACGCGACACTACAATAGGTGCTGTTAAACCTGATAGTATTGCTTCTCTTGAGAATAATACTCAAAACATTGCTGATAAATTTCAAAAAATTGATTTATTTGAGCAGAGTACATCAGGTAAACTTGATAAGCTATCAAGTGATATTACTGTATTAGATGCACGGCTAACACAAGCTCAAATAGATATATTGAAAGAAATGGAAGAATCAGATGAGCAATTAGCAGACAGATTATCTACTGCGGAAAACGATATTGATTCTAATTACGCACAAATTATTGAAACAAATAGTAATCTAAGTACACATACAAATAATAAAACAATACATGTTACATCATCAGATAAGTCAAACTGGAATAGTAAGGCTGCAGGAAATCACAACCACCCTTCTTTGTCTGGTGTTCAAAAAATAATTTTTACAACTGATTCCTATGGGGCTGAACTTCCTGCATCAGGAACCACAGGACAGATATTTTTTAAATTAGAAAGTGAGTGATGCATATGTATTCAATAGCATTTCCTGATATGTTTTCAACTGCAAGAACCAATCTTGTTAAGGATGCAGATGCTACAATGTCAAACATGAAATTGTTGCTTGCTTCGTGGAAAAAATCTTTGATTGGTGACCCTTACTTTGGTACAAATTTAAAGAAATTTATACATGAGCAAAACAATGTTGTGTTAAGAGATTTGATTATTGATGAAATATATGTGTCTTTACAAATATTTATGCCCCAAGTATATTTGAAACGAAAAGATATTACAATAACCCAAGATAAAACTGATGTATATGCCACTATCAATTGTATAAATAAATTAGATAATGAAGTAAATATGTATCAGATAAAGTTAACAACTGATATTTAATGAATAGTTGGAGGTTGAAAATTAGTGGCTAAAAATCCTTTATCTTCATTAAGTTACACAAATAAAGATTTTACTTCGATATATGTTGAGTTACTTGACATTGTTAAAGAACTAAGCTCAAAGTGGGACCCAACTATTTCAAATGAATCAGACCCTGGTGTAATCTTATTGAAAGCTGATGCAATTATTGCAGATAAGAATAATTACAATATTGATAAAAATATTCTTGAAATATATCCTGAGACTGTAACTCAGGAACTAAATGCAAGGAACAATTATAAACAACTTGCTTATAGTATGCCTTGGTATAAATCTGCAACTACTACCCTAACCTTTAAGTGGGTGGGCAGAGATTTTAATCTTGGTGAATCCGCAACAATCAAAAAGTATACAATGGTAACAAATGAAACAGGAGATGTTGTTTATACTACTCTTGCTGATGTGACACTAAATGCAGATACACTTGTTGCTACTGCACCTGCTATTGAGGGTACACTTAATACTTTAACAATTAACGGTTCAAGTGTCATTGATATTGTTAATCTTGACGAAAATAATAGAATATATCTACCTGATTATTCAGTTGCAGAAAATGGCGTCTTTGTTACTAATGTAGGTTCTCAAGCATTGTGGGAACAAGTGGACAATTTACAAGTCAGAACTCAAGGTAATATGTATTATGAGTTTGGTGTTGATAGCAGAAACTCAGTTTGTTATATTGAATTTCCTCAAGATATTGATACTTTGATTGGCTCAGGTATCGAGATTAGATATATGTTATCACAAGGTGCCAGCGGTAATATGTCAGCTGCAACTGTAGATAGATTCTATAGCGACGAAAGTATCACAGTTGGTAATGACAGTTTTGTTTTGAATGAGGAAATTATCACACTTTACAATGCGTCTGCAAGTACAGATGGTGCTAATCCTGAATCATTACAACAAGCTTATAGAAGCTATAGAAAGACAGCTGGAACTTTTAAAACGTTAGTTACGCTTAGAGATTATATCAACTCAATATATAATAGTGGATTAGTATCAAACGCTATTGTCAGTGATAGATTGAATGACATACAAAGTTCATATACTATCAAAACTGAAGATACAGTTAATCCATTTGTAACACAATTTCATAAATCAAGTACTGGAGTAGTTAGTTATTTTATTGATACTCCTCAAAGCGCTGATGAAGATGGTTGGTTTAAATATCAAAATAGAGAAATGATTTCTCATACTCCAACTGAGTCTGAAATAGAAGCAAAAGCACAATTTTACAGAAGATTATCTGATAATTATGAAGTAGATATGAATGCTTTTGATTTGAAATTATATCTATTGCACACACCAGGAATCATCAATAGCATTGATGATTATGAATCAACCTTTAATCTTGAATCACCAAGTAGTGTTGTGGAAACAGAAGTTAAAGGTTATATCTATGACCAACAGTGTGTACAGCATGATTTTGTATCAATTGTGGAAAATCTTCCTTGTTTGTACAAAAACTCGTATCCTATTGGAGTTAAGATTGTTCCGCAACATTATTTGACACCAATCCAGATAGACCAAGTTAAACAAAACATTGTTACTGCATTGTGGGATGTGTGTAATTCAAGAGCTATTGAATTTGGTGAAGAACCAGATTATGATATTATATATGATGCAATTCAAAATGCTGACGAACGTATTAAAGTGGTTATACTTGATGAATTTAAGTATACAACATATGCAACTTACTGGGATGCTGCAAAAAAAGAGTTCAAAGATGTTCCCATTTCAAAAACAGAATCACAGCTTGTTATTGCAGTTGATGATGAAACGGATTTAGCTTATCATAAGAAACATCTAACAACAGTAAGATTGAATTCTGCATATTTTGTTACAACTGATACATTTACCTACAGTGGTGAAAACATTGAAAAAGGTTCAGTGCTAAAGTATAATTCAAGAAATAACAAGTTTGAATTATATTCTGATAAGAGAAATGAATTTCAATTGGATGTTATTGCAAAAAGTGTTCTCGCAGGCACAACTCCATTATACAAAGAAGATAGCTCTTTCGTTAATCAGTTAAATCATACATATGTTGATGATTTGACAACTGAGAGAATAACAACAGCACTGATTCTTTCACCTTTTTCAAATGGTAGAGCGGAAGCAAAAATTGTTGATATAAACGACGATGATATCAATGAAACCATTGTATATCCAGTTACTGACAATACACAGTTAAATGCAGAATACAAGTTAAAAGCAAATGAGACATTAAGATTACTTGCACCTGCTTTTGAAACTGAGACAAATTATTCTAACTATGTTAAGTTTGAGCTGGTGTTAAATCATAGCACCGGTACACAAGAGACATCTGTAGAGTACAACGAATCAATTCCTGATGATACAGGCGATTCTTATCATCTTGTTTATGCATCAGAATATGATGAACAGCTGTACAATGCAGTCAAAACAAGCTTATTCAATCTTGTTGACCGCGAAGGTAAGGACATTCTTTCATTCTCAGCAGCTGAGCTAGAAGAAACTCATGAAGTTAGAATTCTGACAGAAGCAAATACAAGATGCTTACAAACGGATACATACGGAAATGTTACAAGTGAAGCATTATCTTTTCAGGATAATGCAATATGGAGTGCAAGTATCACAAAAGTAACTGATGGTTACAATGTTAACTTAAAACAAGGAGACAAGTATTTAACAGTTGATAGTGGTAAGGTTGTTTGTAAAGCAACACCTAAGTGTTTCTGGCGTGTAACACCGGTTAAGTTACCATTGTTTGTTCAGCTGGATTCAGACATTGATAATGATTATTCATGTACATTCCATTTCAATGCAGATAATCAGCAATTATTAACAGTCAACTCATTACAGAAAGCAAGTAAGGTTGTATATGCAGATGGACAACAATGGTTTGACCCTGCACAGATTGCAGTAAGATTCACTGAAAACATGAGTGATACTGAATATAAACAAGGAGACCTTTGGTTAAGGTATAAGTATGTAAAGAGTGGAGCTAGTGCAGAATTTAAGAATGAAAAAGTTATTATTTTTAATTCTTGGGCAGCTGGCGATATTTTACTATATGAATTAAAAAATCTATACACAATCCCTGCAAATACTGATTATCAGTTATGCGAGAATGATTATATAACATTTTTCTGGCGAACAGAAGATTCAGAAGATGCACCATACAAGTATATTAAGTATACAGGCATATCTTCAACAGATATGACTTCTACAAAGCAGTCACCCATTATTAGACCTACATTTACAGTTAATGGTGTGGGAATTGATGAAGCACAAGTTAATCCTACAACTTTGAACTCAGAAGGTGAGATTGCATACGGTTCAAAAGAGTATACTAAAGTATATGGCTTCTATGGTGATAACGATTTGTCAGGAACAAAAGCAATCGAGATTCGTAAAATGAATCAGGTTGTTTTGAACTCAGGTAAGAATAATTACTATTTTATTACAAATAAGATTGTTCAAGAAAATGATACTGACCATTACAAGATGGTTATGAAATCATTGAAAGAGCCTAGTGAATTTGTTAGAGATGAACAGGGCAATATAATTGGCTCATATAGATATACTTTACAGTCTGATGAGTATTTCATCAACACAAACAAGACACTAACTGAATATGAAATTCTTGGTCCGGGTTCTCTAATAGGATTGAACGTAACATTCAATCCAAGTGAAGAACAAGATATAACGAATACTTTTGAGCTTGATGTTCAAGCTGTTCTATATCAAGATGTTATTATTTTAGGAATCAAAGCATTTGGTGACTATTGTAAATCCATTCCTGCTACATATGAAATGTACTGTAGAGAACAACAAATCTATAATATTGTTGCAAATGATACTTTGATGATAAAAATGAATGATTCAAATAGTGTTAAATCAAGACCTATTTTTACATCTTGGAATGATACATTGATTGATAAGGATTTTGAAATAAGTTATAAATCTTCATCAGGTGAAATCATCACACTACCTCAGATAAACATTCAGAGTGATGAGTGCTCATGGTCAGGTAGGGCATGTTTAAACTTGAATATTTCTAGTGAAGAGCCACAATTGATTGAAGGAATTTCAAAAGATTCAAATAATAGCTATGATTACAAATCAATACAGATGCTAATGTTAGAGTCTACCAACGATATTGGAGACAGTGCATATCGTATCTATCCTGATTTTAATACAACTAATTTTAGCGTAGAACCAGAACAACTTTACATCCAAAGTGATGTTTTTGTAAATAAAGTTGGCGGAACTAACATTGACATTTCCTATGTTGATTTGCTGGGTGATAGAAAAGCAGTTGATTTATATTTATATGCTTTAAATGATGTATTTACTACTTCACCTTTCTCAATCCGTGATGATGGCGCTATTATTTGTAATATGATTGATATGACAAACCAAACTGTAACAGTTGAAGTTATGCTTGATACTGATGGTAAGTATATGTTATCTATTGATAATCTGTCTGAGGAAATCAAGTTGTCAGTGGAAGTAAACAATGTTCCTGCATTGTCATTGAGTAGTAAGTCACAATTTGTAGGAGCAGGTATGTCTTATTACATACTTGAGCCAGCTGAGAAACATACAATCAAGTTTTCAATTGATAAAGCAGCCGACACTAATTCAGACCATTTCATAATAAACTCATTATTCAAATTCATTGATAATACTTTATTTGAGACAGAGTATGGTATTACAACAGATAATATTCTGAATAGAATTAGAACCCTCGATGTTGATTCTATCTTTAAGTACAACAATGTTGTAACAGATAAAGATGAGATTTATATAGAGGACCCACTTGATGGTAAATCATTCTTCAACTCAAATCACGTTATGAATCAATTTACTATTGGTAAGGCAGAGCTAAGATTATCTGATTCTACCGATGCATATATTTTACCGATAAATAATAGGTGATAAGATGGCAGTATTTAGATTACAAGAAAATATGCCTGATGTTTATGTAAGGAAATCAAGAGATTTTCAACTTCTTTGTAATAGCTTTGATGCTGTTTTTAATAGTGTAAAAAATGATATTGATAGTATTACAAATGTAGTTGATACAAGATTATGTAGCGAAAGATTACTTCCTTTGTTGCAAACTAAACTTGGTTTCTTTACAAATAAACATTTAACTGCAACAGAATTAAGAACCGTTCTTCAAGCTTTCAAATACATTGTTAGGGATAAAGGTTCAAGAACAGGTATAAGAGAAGCTATTGAAGTATTTTTGAAAGTTGCAAATGCTTCAAACAAATCAAGAATACAGATTGTTGATAATTTTGTTTCAATTGATGGACACACTAGTGAAACTAGACCTGGTAACACATACATTGTAGAAGTTGCTATTGAAGGACAGCAAATGGATACAACTTTACTTACAGAGTTGTTAAAGTATGTACTGCCTGCAGGTTATCAACTAAAATATAGTTTCTATAACGCAACTCAAACAGTAACACAAATACATGATAAGGATACTGTTCACATCATATTTGTTGATAAGAGTGATAATAATGGAATTAGACTCACTACATCAAATGATTCTGATGATAGATATCCATATGAATTAACTTGGGTTGATTTTGAGTCAGCTGATGAAAGTTATTATTATATCAAAGAAAATAATGCATATATTAAATTGCATTCAATTCCTAATGATTGGCCAAATGGAGAATATTATAGAGCTAAGTATATCTATGAATATGAGAATAATGCTGTTGAGGTAAAAGAGATACTGTTACCTCAATATGAACCCAGTAAGTATTACAGAAGTATTGGTATTGAAGATGAGATTGTTCTAATTACAACTCCAGAAGCTCCTGAAGATTGGGGAAGTAGCGAAACAACATTTTACTATGATAGTGACGGTTCTGAGCCTATTGAGTTTGAAGCAGAATATAGACCATTGGTTGATGGCGTCTATGTTCCATTTGAAGAGAACAAATATTATGCAAAAACTAGTAGTGGTACTTATGAACTTGTTACTGGTAAATTTGTTGAGGCGGGAACATATTATACACAAACAATTGACACTAGATATTACAAAGTTGTACTTCCTTATAACAGCATAAACGGAGTAGGTACAACAACGACATTTAAGTTTACAAGTAATGATATTTCAGAAACATCATTTGATAATGCAAAGAAAGCAGAACTACCGAGTGATGAATCCGGTGTTGATTGGATGAAAGATTTGGAGGATTCTGAATAATATGAAAGATTTGAAAGCTATTATTGGCAATTCAATTTCATACAGAGGTAACCTTTCAGTTACGCTAAATGTAAAGGGACATAAATATCCCTTTACATTTAATAATCATGGAACAAAACATTTGTTAGACACAATTACACGGGCTCTGGCGGGTTATTCAATAACAGGTGCTACCCCTCGTTATATTGATTTTCAACATACTCTCGATGGAACTCAATATCAGTCGGTGTTAAAAAATCTGGTTCCATTTACAGGTATTGTTTATGGAGAAGCTGCCGATGCTGAAGAAAATGAAGGAAGAGTTCTTCTAAATGCAACTTTAACATATGAAGATAAACAGTATATTACCACATTGTATAGCCCTAGACTTGTTATACTTGATGATGAGAAACGAGTCCTTGCGGAAATCACAGAAGGTGACTTCCAAACATTGTGGAATTCAATTACAGATGCAACTGATGCACTAATTGAATGGAAAATGATATTCACAACAGTTTAAGGAGATTATTATGTCATATATTAACAAAGATGCAATTAGTGTATTCCCACTTGCAAAAAATAGGCCGTCTGATAGAAGTGCACGCTTATTCTATGAAAATAATGTTGCAAATATTATTAGGCAGTTGGTAGATACTGAAGGTTTTATTATCCTACCCGAAGCAGGAACAGATGCAACACAGGACTTATTTATATTAAACAATGATTCTTCAAAGACTGTTCTTGATGGCGCTGAGGATTTACTTAAGATAACATTTAGTATAAATGCACCTCTTGTATTTAATCTTTATGGTTATTATTTTAATATCTGGAACGAGTCAACTGGTTCTGTTGATATTTTCAATCAGCAGAAGTTAAGTCAAGATGAAGTTAATAATGGATTTGAAGTTTGGGCTTATATTGATATTGACTCAGTTGCAAAAGAAATTCTTGGTCAAGATGTTAATAATTTCTATGAAGGGCTTGTGTTCTGTACCGGAGCAACTGCACTTGACACAGAAGGTAGACATAAGTTAAAGATTGCAGATTGTTGGATTGATTCTGATGGAAATTTGAAATCAACGATTGCAAATAACAGTTATATGAAATTAAATTCAAAAAGTCTGGATGTTACCATCAGCAGAATTGATGGTAAGCACTAAGAGACAATTGTATATATTATTATAAATCTAAGAATGTATAGAGGTTAATATGAGTAGAAAATTAAATGTTATCACTTGTCCTAAATGTGGCAGAGAATACATGCCCGCGGAAATTTTCATACCAAAAAATCTTTTAGGAGCTCCTTCAGTTATTAAAAGAAATGCTGATGGAAAAATTGAAGATTTTATTGGAACAGATATGGACCTAAATGAAAGATATTGTTGTGATTCATGTAACACAGTATTTGGAGTTGTTGCTGATATTTCTTTCAGAAGTAATGTTGATGCAAGATTCGATATCATGAATGATTATTCTTCAGAAATGGGTCCAAAATTTACACTGGTTGAGTACTAATGATAAAAATAAAAGAATTGACACCAAAGAAGATACCTGGACTATCTTCTTTGTTTGTTACTTTTGACTACTGTAAGGAAATTGTTGCAGTTATTAAAACTTGTACTCCTGCATATTTTGATAAGAAAACTTCGGTGTGGGAGATACCTACAACAAGGCTTGCAAAGTTCATAAATGGTGTTAATCAATTTGATGATATTGAGTTTTATCCTCAGCACAAGAAACGACTAGAAGATAAAGTATTTAAACTAAGTAATTATAAAACAACACCCTATGATTATCAGTATGAGGGCATACAATATGGTTTAAATCATGATAAGTGGTTACTTCTTGATGCACCCGGCCTTGGAAAAACCCTACAGTTAATCTATCTTGCTCAAGAGTTAAAAAAACGTGATAACATTGAACATTGTTTGATACTATGTGGTATAAACACATTAAAAACAAACTGGAAAAAGGAAATACAAAAACATTCAAACTTATCCTGCACGATACTTGGAGAAAGAGTAAACAAGAAAGGTAAAGTTGTTTATGAAGGCGTATCTCAGCGGTTAGCTCAATTAAAACATAAGATAAAAGAGTTTTTTGTTATTACTAATATAGAAACCTTACGAGATGATGAAATCGTTGCAGCGCTAAAGCAAGGCAAGAATAAATTTGATATGATTGTGGTGGATGAGATACACACTTGTAAGTCGCATCAATCTCAACAAGGAAAAAATTTACTGAAGTTAAACAACGCAAAATACAAAGTTGGTTTAACAGGAACATTGCTCTTGAATAATCCACTTGATGCATACATTCCTCTAAAGTGGACTGAAAATGAACGAGCTCCATATACTAATTTCAGATATCAGTATTGTCAGTATGGTGGTCCTTTTGGTAATGATTTTATCGGGTATAAAAACATTGATGTTTTAAAAGAGCAGATAAATACTTGCTCACTGCGCAGAACGAAAGATTTGCTTGATTTGCCACCAAAAACAATCATTGATGAATATCTTGATATGTCCGATAGACAAGCACAATTTTATCAAAATATTGTTGATGGTGTTCTTGATGAAGTGGATAAAGTTCATATTTCAACAGCAAATCTACTCGCAATGGTGGGACGATTAAGACAGGCAACTGCTTGTCCATCAATATTAACAACAGAAAATATTCCGTCTGCAAAGATGGATAGATGCTGTGAATTGATTGAAGAGATAACTGGAAATGGAAACAAAGTTGTTGTTTTTTCTACATTTAAGCAAACATTGAATGAGCTAGAACAAAGGTTACAGCAATATAATCCTTTGCTTTGTCATGGCGATGTCCCCGATGATGTAATATCTAAAAACATTGATACTTTTCAATCATCAGATTTTAACAAAGTTATGCTTTGTACACATCAAAAGATGGGAACCGGTGTAACATTAACAGCCGCAAGTTATGCTATATTCATTGATTCACCTTGGACCGATGGACAAGCAGAACAAGCGGAGGATAGAATACATCGTATTGGTAGTAAAGACCCAGTGTTTATCTACTATCTATGGTGCAACGATACCTTTGATTTAAGAACACAAGAGATAGTCAGAGATAAAGCGTTACTGGGTGATTGGATAATTGACAACAAGTGTTCGCCGGGAATGTCTGAACGGTTACATCAGATGATATTAGATTTAAAATAAGCCGCAAATGCGACTTATTTTTTTTTTGTTTTTCTATTGATTTAGTTGTATTTTTATATTATATTATTTATAATATAATTGATAATAATATTACTGTTAATATGTTATTATTAAGTTTTACATATAAGGATTTTTAATTTAGGTGATTAGTTGATAAAAGAGTATAGAGAGGTGTTTCAACAATCTGCA